ATTTAGAATTATTAGAAGTTTCTAAAGAATGTATTAAGTATTATTATGGACTACATGATATTGTAGTTTGAAAACTTTTACATTTATCAGTATTTTGATGTCGTTTTAAATTAGTTTTTCTTATTAATGATTTACAAAATTCACATTCTACTTTTTTTTTATTTTCTTCATTTATTTGTTTTTTATTTTCTTCATATTTAATTTTTTTTTGTTGTTGTAGTTTTTCTTTATTTTTTATATAATACTCTGTATAATATATTTTATTTTTTACATTCCATTTTTTATTTTTTTCTTTTTCCATTTGTTTAACATATACTTGATTATCTTTTTTATATTCTTGTTTTGTTCTACCAGCAATCCTATCATTTAAATTAGTATTATTAGTTTTGATATATTGGCCTTCAATTTTAAATAAATCTTGTTTATCTATTATAGTATTAAATTGTTCTAAAATCATAAAATCAAAATTAGTAAAACCACCATTATTGCGTATAAATTTATATACTTTATAATTATAACCTCTATCACTTGGGGTATTACAACTAAATTTGTGTTTATATATCCTATCCTCTAAATCATTAGTAGAACCAATATAACAATCTGTAATATTTTCATCTAAACAATAGATTTTATATATAACGCTCATAGTATATATTATAATTATTTCTCTAAATCAATTTTGGATTTTAGAATTTTAAATTATCATAGGGGGATGGCTTCGGTTCTGGTTTTTTTGAAGGTTTATAAATGACCTCCTCTAATGATTGTTTAACAATTTCCTTTGTTTTATTTTCTTTTTTCAAATCTTTTAATTCTTTTTGAGCTTGACGGCGTTTTTTATTAGCTTCTAACATTTTTTTAGTAGCTTCTATTTGTGCTTCGGTTCTGGTTCTAGCTCCAATACTCCGTTTATCAACTTTACCACTTTTAGTTCTTAATAATTTTTTACCAAGTTCTAACTCCATCTGCTCTGCTTTTTTTCGTTCTTCAATTTTCTTTAAATCTCTTGCTGTTAATTGTTTATTCTTAACTTGTTTATAACCACCAGATTCATCTGGGATCATATATACAATTTTTTCTTTGATTATAGTTTTCTTTGATAATTTCTCTTCTAATTTTTCCTGTTCTGTTTTTGCTGGTCTACCTTTTTTTTTCTTTACAGGGCTTAATAGTTCTTCATCTTGTGCTTCATTTTCAATTATTTTTTTATTATTTTTTAATTTAATTTCTTCTACAACAGTTTCTTGTGGCTCAATTGTATCATCGCTATCGTTATCATCGTCTGATTCAATATAGATTTTTTTATAAGGCATTTATATTAATAACATAGAAAATAATTTTCATTTTAAACAACATTAAATTTTTAATTTTTTTAAAGTTAATTAAAATAAAACTGTATTTTGTGTAAATTAATAGAAAAAAAAAATAAATTTTTCTATGGTAATTTTAACTTTGCATTTCATCAATTATATCATCTATTATTAAGCGATTAGCTTTATGCTCAATAGGATTAACTGTATTAATTATTTCTTCTTCTTCTTGAATTGGATCTAATTGAAAATTATTATCAAATGGTCTCATATTATTTTGATTATTATTAGTTGTTAGTAGTTGATTATTTCTAATATTTAAAGTTTGAGTTCTAACAATTTTATTAATAGGATATATATAGAAAGCCATAGTAATCTCATAATTAATATTATTAAAGTTTAATAGATTATTATTCTGATCGGTTAGTTTCAATTCTAAAAATTCTACATTACTATGTAATACAGTATGCTGTCGTGAGTCATTCTGATTTAAATATATAATACCTCCACTATTAACATCAATAGAAATTTTCTGAATAGTTGAACTAAATCCAGCTCTAGTCGAAAATATCATATTTGAAGAACTATTACTTTTAATAAATATACTATGAACGGTGGCTAAATCAACCACACCAGATGATGTAGTAGATTGCCCAGGTGTAAGTGTTATATCAGAAGCATTTTCATCAAATCCTAAAAATTTATTAGCTGTTGATGTAGATAAATTTAATATATTTGTAAAATTTGTATTATTAGCAAAAGTTAATTTCATAGTAAAGCGATCATAAGAAACAGTAAAAGGAAAATTACCATCATTTAAAACTTTAACCACTTCATTAATATCATAATTTTTATTCGCAAAAGTAAAAGGTAAAGGCTCCCCATTGGATGTAAATCTTATAATATTATTATTTAAATCACTACTAACATTATAAAAAGTATAAGGTATTTCACCAGATAAAACTACTTGATGTAATTCATATATTTTACTATCAAAAATAATTGGTTCGGTAAGATCTATAAATAAATGGCTATTTAAATCACCAGTCCTATCACAATCTTTACTGCGTATATGTAAAACATATTCTTTAACTGGTCTAATAACATCAGACATTATAAATTATTATAATATATTATTTTCATAAAAATATATTATATAGATTATATGAGTTCATTTGAAGATTTAGAACTACAAAAATTACAATCTGTAGTTAATACTTTTACACCATCCGAAATGAATAAATATAAAGAAGAGGTAGATTATATTAGATATTTATTACAACTTTTAAGACAAGAAAAATCAAAACCGCAAACTAAAAAACAAAAAGAAGCTGAAAAAAAAACAGAAAAAAAAATTAAAGAAAGTTTAAGTAATTTAATAAATACTTTTACTTTAAAAAAACCTACAACTAAAACTCATGATGCTTTACCTGAGGATGTTATAGAAGATGCAAAAATTAATAAGCTTTCTACTAAATATTATAAAGACCCATCACTAGCAGATGAATATTTAAAAGAAAGTGGATTAAGTAATAAATATGAAATTGATACTGAATTAAGTAATGATTTAGGTATTGTTGTAAAAAATAAGGACACTGGAAAAGTTAAAGTAAGTTTTAGAGGGACTGATAAAAAAAATATTAATGATTTAGAATATGATGCTCGTATTGGATTAGGAACAGAAAAATCACATCCACAATATATAAGAAGTAAAGAATTAGTAGAATCTGTTATTAATAAATATGGTAAATCAAATATAGAAAATTTATCAGGATACAGTAAGGGAGGTCAGCAGAGCTACGCACTGGGTAAAATGTTTGATATAAATACAAGAAATTTTAACCCATGGATCGCTGGAAATAATATAACCGATCCAGAAAAAAATCAAACCAGTGAACACGAGATATGGAGAACACAAGATGATATAGCCAGTTTTCAATCATTACGAGTTCAAGGAAAAAATAATACAAAAGTAAATGTAGTTGAATCAAATAGTCAAACAATTAATCCATATAAAACTCACATGTTAGAAAATTTTACAAGTAATAATGGTCGTGATGGAGGCAAAGGATCAGAAATAGAAAAAAAAGCACGAGCTATACACGATCACGCATTAGAGCATGGTGAACTAAAAGGTTTACACGATATGATAAAAGTAAATCAAAAAACACCTATAAAAATTACAGAGACTAGAACATCAAAAGGATTTGGTTTAATGCCTCCACCACCGAAAAGTAATTTAGAAAAAACAGCAGAAAAATTAAATCAAGTTGAAATGAAAGCACCAAGTGTAAATAATAATAAAGAATTAAATTATGATGAAGCTTTAAGATTTTTAGAAGATTATAATCAAGATGGATCAGAAAAAAATTTAGAACAAAAAACAACAGGATTAGAAGAAAAAGCTGGATTGATTACTAAACGACCAGTGGGAAGAAATATTAGACAACAAACAACAGATTTAGAACAACGATTTAGATTAACTAAAAAGAAAAATACATTAGCACCAGAAACAGAAATAGAATTACAAGATTTAAAATCAAAAACACTATATCCTCCACAAGAAAAAACAAATTCAAAAATAAGAAAATTAAAAAGTCAAACAACACAATTAGAAGACCAGATAGAAGATTTAACAGGAGCAACTCTTAATGATACACCTAATACTAAATCAAAAAAATCATATACAGATTATATTACTGAAAATAATATTGCTGATACTGCACATAAAAGAACACTATGGAAACTTTCAGGTGGAACTTTAACAGATGCTGAAAAAACTGATGATGAACCATTTACATTTGCTGATGAAGATGAATTAAAAGATTTTGCTAGTAAAGATACAGCAACAAGAGAAGCACAATTAAAAGATATT